CTTTAAGATTTAACACTACTGGTGCAGATAATGCAGCAGTTGGTAGACAAGCCTTACAAAGTAACACAACAGGTGCACAGAATGTAGCAATGGGAACTTGTGCTTTATTTACGCAGAGTAGTGGAGGTAATTCTAATGTATCAGTTGGAAACTATTCTATGAAATTAAATACAACAGGAGATAATAATGTAGCAGTTGGTTATTCAGCTTTATGTAAAAACACAACAGCTGGTAGTAACACAGCAGTAGGTCATTCTGCTTTATTTGATAACACAACAGGTGGTACAAACACAGCACTAGGAACAAGTTCTTTAGAAAATAACACAACAGGTGGTAGTAACATAGCAGTAGGTTATAATTCTTTAGCATCTAACACAACAGGTGCTAATAATGTAGCAGTTGGATATGGTGCTTTAATTCTTAATAACACAGGTCAGAATGTTGCAGTAGGAAATCATGCTTTTAAATCAGTTACAAGTGCTGAAGGGGGTGTAGCAGTTGGTTATTGTGCCGGAGCAGGAGTTACGTCAGGTGCAAATAATATAGCTATTGGTAAATGTGCTGGTTGTACTACTACATCAGGAATTGCTAATATTGCTATAGGATTTTTAGCACTTAAAGCAGCAGCTACTAATAATGATGAAATTGTTTTAGGAAATCAAAGTACAGGTAAAGGTGCTGCTACAGCATTTATTAATGCTTATGGTGGACCCGTTTATGCAGGTAATAATAGTGCTAATTTTTCTACAACATCAGATAGAAGAATTAAAAAAAATATTGTAGATAACACAACAGGTTTAAATAAGATTAATCAAATTCAAATTAAAAATTTTGAGTATAGATCAGTAAATGAAATAACTGATTTTGAAAATGCAGAATCAGCTGTTGTAAAAAAACAAGGTATTCAAGTTGGAGTAATTGCACAAGAAATAGAAACTATTTTACCAGATGTAGTTAGAACAGAATCAACAGGAGTTAAGACAGTTGATCCAGGTAATCTAACTTGGTACATTATTAATGCTATACAAGAACTTAAAGCACAAAACGATAGTTTAAAATCTAGAATAGAAACATTGGAGAGTTAACCAATGCTCTTCGGATTTGCCTCATTTGCAGAACGACCTTTTTCTACGGTCGATGATGACAACAATGTAACAATACAAGTAACAGGTAATACTCTACAACTTAGTCTTGGTAATGTTAATATCATAGCTGGAACTGTTGTTGAAATTCCAAATCCAAATAGATTAATATTAGGCACAGGAAGTGTTACAATTACTGCGGATGCTAACCTTTCTGTTACTGGTAATGCTACTACATTAAGTGTTGGCACGGTCGTAGCCTCTGGAGGCGCTACAGCAAATGTAACTGGAAATGCGTTGACCTTATCAACAGGAAGTGTTACAGTAACTGGAACAGCGTTAATAACTCCTGTAGGATCTCAACTAGTTGTAGATTCAAAACAACCAGGGATTATTACTTGGAATGAAATTATTCCAGGAGTAAATATGACATGGACAAAAATAGAACCTTACTAATATGGCATCAACTTATTCAAACGATTTAAAATTAGAACTTGTAGCAACTGGTGAAAAAGCTGGTCTATGGGGCTCTATTACAAATACTAACTTACAAATTTTACAACAAGCAGCTTCAGGTTTCTTATCTTTATCTATGGCTGGTAATGCAGATATTACTATACCTATAACTGATGGTGCAGTATCTAATGGTAAAAATTTATATTTTAAATTAACCGGAACTTTAGCACGTAACCAAACTTTAATTATGCCTTCAGGTTCTGAAAGAGTTTTTATAATAGAAGATACAACAGATAGAACTACAGCAAACAAATTTACTCTAAGTGTAAAGACAGCAAGTGGAACAGCGTTACCCGTTCCAGTAGCAGCAATAATGCTTGTGAAATCAGATGGTTCTAATACAACTAAAGCTATTACACAAAAAGGATATCTTACTATTACTTCTTCTTCTATCACCGCATACACAGCAGTGGCAGGTGATCAACTTTTAATAAACACAACTCAAACAACAGTTACAATTACATTACCAGCTTCTCCAGCAATTGGAGATGAAGTAGTTATTATTGATGCAAGAGGAACTTTTGGATCTAACAATGTGACCGTTGCAAGAAATGGTCAACCTATTAATTCTGGTACTAACAATTTAGCATTAGCCGTTAATGGTCAAGCCATAACTTTAGTATACATAGATTCTACAAGAGGCTGGGCGTATAAAACGAATACGGCATAGGAGCTAACAGATGGCTCTTCAACAAATTAAATTTGCACCAGGAATAGATAAACAAGATACCAGTGTTGGTGCGGTAGGTCGTTGGGTAGATTCAGATAACACTAGATTTAGATATGGACTTCCAGAAAAAGTTGGAGGATGGCAATCATTACTTAACCAAAGTATCGTAGGTGTTTCAAGAAAATTACATTCCTTTGTTGATTTAGAAGGAAACAGATACACAGCTATAGGTACAGATAAATTTTTACTTCTTTATTTTGAAGGACAACTTTTTGATATAACTCCTTTTCGTAGTAACAATGCTGGAACACTAACTACATTTACATCATCTACCTTAGCAACAAACAGTACGTCAGTTAAAACTTGTACTGTTACAACTACCGCGGCCCATGGATTGGCAGTAGGAGATATGATTGTTTTAGATTCAGTAACTTTACCGAGTGGTACAGGACTGGCAAATGCTGATTTTGAAGATAAACTATTTCAAGTATTATTAGTTCCAACTCCTACAACTTTTACAATTGATTCTTTAAATCAAGCAACCAGTGCAGTATCAACTGGTGGATCTATGATTGTTAAACCTTATCAAAAATTTGGTCCGGCAGCTCAAACTTATGGATATGGTTTTGGTGTTGGTGAATTTGGCGGAACAGTTTCTGGAGCACTAACTAATGATTTAAATGGTAACATAAGTAATTCAGTTAATATAATTCCTGTAACAGCTAACGCAGGGTTTCCTACAGCAGGTACACTTTTAATTGGATCAGAACTTATTACCTACACTGGCAAAGGAACAAACACTTTAACCGGAGCAGTACGTGGGGCCAAAGGAACGACGGCCGCGGCTCATTCTGATGAAGCAATTGTTACTAATGCAACGGACTTTACAGGTTGGGGTAATGCAGTTGAAGCATCTACAGTAACACTAGAACCTGCACTATGGTCTTTAAATAATTTTGGTCAAGTATTAGTTGCAACAATTTCTAATGGTAAAACTTTTACATGGAATGCTGGAGTTTCTGCAAGATTTACAACACGAGCTTCTACTACTACATCTGGATTTGAAACAGCTATAACTACTGGAGTAGGTAATCCTACAGCTACCAGAGAAACTTTAATATCACCTACAACTAGACACTTAATTCATTTTGGAACAGAGGTAACTATTGGAGACGCAGCTACACAAGATGATATGTTTATTAGATTTTCTAATCAAGAAAGTATAAATACATATACTATTGAAGCAACTAACACAGCAGGTTCTCAAAGATTACAAGATGGTACAAAAATTATGGGAGCTATTGCAGCTAAGGAAAACATTTTAGTATGGACAGATAATTCTTTGTATACAATGAAATTTGTTGGAGCTCCTTTTACATTTGGCTTTGAGCAAGTGGGTACTAACTGTGGATTAATAGGTAAGAATGCAGCTATTGAAATTGATGGTGTAGCTTACTGGATGTCTAACAATGGTTTCTTTTCTTTTGATGGTACTGTAAACTCATTACCTTGTTCAGTAGAAGATTATATTTATGATGATGCTGATACGACTAAAGGTCAACAAATTTGTGCTGGTATTAATAATTTGTTTACCGAAGTTACATGGTGGTATCCAAGTGCAGGACAAGATTTTAATGATAGATATGTAGTATATAACTATGGTCAAAATAATACTCCAGGTTTACCAATGGGAAATTGGTATACAGGAGTCAATACTAATTCTATAAGAACGGCTTGGATTGATTCTTTAATTTATCCAAAACCTTATGCTACAGCTTTTAAAAGTACTAACACAGGTACATTCCCAAATGTCATTGGTGAGACAGGACTAGGTCAAACTTTATTCTTTGAGCATGAAATAGGAACAGATCAAATTAATCCAGATGGTACAATAACAACGTTAACATCTTTTATTCAATCTTATGATTTCTCTTTACAAACAGATCAAGGTGCTGCTGAATACTTTTTAGCTATGAGAAGATTCTTACCTAACTTTAAAGTGTTGACAGGAAGTGCAGAAGTAACTCTTTCTGTAGCTGACTATCCAGCAGATCCTAATACAGTAACATCATTAAGTCCCTTTACAATTACCTCAACTACTACTAAAGTAGATACCAGAGCTAGAGGTAGATATGCTGCTCTCAAGATAGCAAACGTAGGAGCCGGGGAGTCATGGAGATTTGGTACTTTCCAAGCTGACCTACAACCAGATGGAAGAAGATAATGACAAAAATTGTAGTAAGATTACCTGAGCCTAGAAAAGAATATAGTGAAGATAATCAAAGACAGATTAACAGAGCTTTGGCTACAGTTGTAGAACAATTAAACGCTACATTTTTAACACAACTAAAAGAAGATCAAGAAAGATATACTTGGTTTGGATTAGGCTAATATGGCAAATATATATAAAAATTCAAAATTAGATTTAACAGCCGCTACTGCTACAACTTTGTATACAGTACCTTCAAACTCTAGGTCTATTGTAAAATCTATTTTAGTTAGTAGCGATAGTGGTAGTGCGACTACAGTTACTGTAGATTTGTTTGCTGGGGATCCAGCAAGTGCTGCTAAATTTACTTTGTTTAAAGTTAAAGCTGTAGCTGCCAATGCATCAGAACAGCTATTGACTGAACCCTTAATTATGTTAGAAAATGAAGTATTACAAGTAACTGCAGCTGATGCAAATAGATTGTTTGTGATTGCATCAATTTTAGAAATTAACAGAGAGGATAGATAATGTCATTTATAGAAACAGAATCATCAATAAGATATGAATTAATTGATGGTAAAGAAGTACCAATTATAGTACCTAAATGTGAAGTAACTTTAACCAATACATTAACAAATGAAGAGTATAATTCTGACGCCGAAGCGTTAGCTGATATACAAGATCCTAATACAGAAACTAAGCCAGAACACGTACGTAGAGACGTTAATATAACTGTGGCAAATTTTGATTTAGGCGCAAAAACTAATATATTCTAGATTGACTAGAAGCATAAAAACGAGTAAAATGGCTGACACTAGCATACATACAAGACTTGCTATCTTGCCATTCAACAATATAATAAAGATATAAACTATGGGATTTTTTTCAGGATTAAGACGTAAAGTTAAAAAGTTAATACCTAAAGAGGTACGACCTTTTATACCTTATGCAGCAGCAATGATACCAGGTTTCCAAGGACTTGGAGCTATAGGTGGAAGTTTTACAAAAGCAGCTTTAGCTAGAGGTCTTACTGATGATGAAGCAGATTTAAAAGATGTTCTTAGAGCCGGTGCATTTGCAGCAGCACCTGCAGCATTAGATTCTGGTATAGCAGGCCTTACTAAATATTCTGGAGACACTGGTAAATTTAAAGGATTAAGTAAATTTTTAAACACAGCGGGAGAAGGAAAAGATGCTAAATCTTTTGCAGAATCAGCAAAAAGATTTGCTGATCCAAAAGGTATGGATGCAGTTAAAGTTGTGGGTGGTCTAGGAGCCATAGACGCTGGAATAAAAGCAGCAGAATTAAATGAAGATGCATTAGCAAAATACAATAGAGAAATGGCAGCTCAAGGTATCAATGACAAAGCAGGTAGAAGAGCAGCTATCAGAGCAATTTACGAAGGTACCGGAACGTGGGACATGGATGAAGTTGATGGTATGTTAGATACATACGGATATAGAACCGGCGGTAGAGTTGGTTATGCTATGGGAGATTTTGTAGATACAGATCAAATTATAGAAGATGTTCAGGATTATACAGTTCCTGGTATAGTGGGAAAAGCAGCACAAGGAATTGGAAATTTAGTATCTAACAATCGAGATAAAGTAGATATGATTATAGATATGTTAATTAAAGTAACTGGTCCTGCAGGAGGAGCAAAAGAACTTATAGAAATTTTAATAGATAGATATGGTGTTGATCCAGAAGTAGCACAAAGAAAAATTATAAATAGAATGTCAGATGCCAATGAAGGTTTTGGTCCACAAGGATTAGATGGTACTCCTGATGATGGATACAGAAGAAATATAGGAATAGATTCAGGAGCGGAAGATTATTATGGAGAGACTCCAGCGATGCCAGAAAACTTAGGTGACATGGGTGGCAACATGGATGACATGAGTGGTAATGATTTAATGAATAGAATTAGACGACAAGGAATGCCAGAAGGTAGACCTATTCCAATGCCTGAACTTTCTCCTAGGGATCCAAACGATCCTCGTATGAGACCTATTCCAATGCCTGGACCAATGGGAGATGAAGATGGAAGAACTATGGAAGAAAGATTTCCTGGTCAAAGATATGATATGATGAATGGTGGTAGAATTGGTTATGCTGATGGAGATTTTGTTGGAGAAGATAATGAAGCAATAGATAAAGATGTAGATGGAATATTATCTATGAAAGATTTAGTAGAAGCAACTATAAGAAACAAAGATGATGAGTATGAAGAATTTGATGACAGTTTAACTTATGCTAAAAAAGGATACGACATGTTATATCCTGAATTAGAAAATCAACCGATCCGAGAACTTAGACTCGCGGACGGTGGATCTGTAGATTCTCTTATGGAAAGAGTAAAAGAATTACAAGATGAAGGTATGGATTTTGCATCAGCAATGGCTCAAGCTCAAAAAGAAATGGGAGCAAGTAGAAGAGCGGACGGTGGATCTGTAGAAGATAAATTAATGGAAAGAGTAAAAGAATTACAAGACGAAGGTATGGATTTTGCATCAGCAATGGCTCAAGCTATGAAAGAAGACATGGCTGAAAATAAAGCTAGAGGTGGGATTATGAATGGAATGGGTGTTAATATTCAAGAACAAATTGCTCCTGAAAGAATGATGGCTGCTAATGGTGGTAGAATAGGATTTACTAAAGGTGGAGATGTTATGAAAGCTGTAGAAAGAGGAATAGATCCATCAGAAGCTTTAGATATATTAAAAGAATTTAAACTTATTAAAGAAAAATATGGATATGAAATGGGTTTTGAGGATTATTTAGATGGTGAAATGTTTGCTACAGGTGGTAGAGTTGGAAAAAATCAAGGTGGACTAATGAGTATGGGTGGTAACGAAATGGATTTAAGAGGCGGTGGATTTGTGCCTATGGGTAAAGCAGAAAGAGCAGATGATGTTCCGGCAAGATTATCTAAAAACGAATTTGTAATGACAGCTGATGCAGTAAGAGCAGCAGGTGGTGGAAGTGTACAAAAAGGTGCTGACCTTATGTACGATCAAATGAAACAATTAGAAGGACAAGCATAATG